GTTGTATTTTTTTTTATTTAGGGGGTTGACTTATATTTTAATATAGGATATAATAGGATCATAACAAAGCGAGGAAAAATGAAACAATTAGAATTTGATTTTAAAACTAAAGAAGAAAAATTTCAGGATCTAAAGGGTGTTATTTTTTGCAAAGCTAAAAAATGCAACAAACCTTTATACGGGAATCAAAGCAGCTCCGACCCGAAATATTGCGCGGATTGCTTTTAGCAGCGCTGATCCCTGATCCCGCGTTATGTAAGTTAATAGCTTCACCTTGCAAGGTTGTGGGATCTGGGATCAGTAGTCGACAGCGGGTTGGATGGTTAACCTTTAACCCCGCTACTGATCCCTGGTCTATTGTTACGGGTTCGCGACTGTACATGTAGCGGAGCAATGGACCTGGGATAAGTTCTCGCGGTTCATGGCGCCATGGTTCATGGCGCCATGATCTAGATGCGACATTATTGACCATTTACATATATGGGATAATCTTATATAATGGGATCATGAAAGCGAGGGAACCAATGAAAACATTTGAATATAAATGGAAAAATAGATCCGTATGGCAACAAGAAAAATATAAAACAGACACTATTAAAGCTCAAGATATTTCTAAGGCCAAAGAAATATTACATGAGAAATTTTATGGTTTTGTTAAACATCCAGAGTGCATGTTTGGAGGGGGTCATTATAAAGACACTCAAGAATACGACCCCGATTCCCTTAAGGAAATATAAACTACTACAGGTTGTATGCACTTTGTGCATACAACCTCAGGTTGCATGCACCAGGGTGCGGCAATATTGTCCTTGCAAAGCATAGGATAATCTTATATAATGGGATCATGAAAGCGAGGCTAAAAATGGGTAACTAATATACAACTACAGGTTGTATGCATAAAATGCATACAACCTCAGGTTGCATGCATCATTGCAACACTGTTGCAAAAATACAACACGCAACCTCAGGTTGCGCGCCCCGCCCACCCACCCCGCGCCTCGCTTCGCTCGGCGCACTGGATCTTGATAGAGGTACCACGATGCCTGACGTTTTTGGATTTCTTTAAAAAACGTTTTTGGGGTCTAGACAGTAGGGGTCCCAGACTTGACGTATATATGTAAGTTTTATAAATACGTAGTTAAGAAAAACTTTTTAAAGGTTTCAAAATAATCCTAAAAAAATTTTGCGAAAAATTTTTATGAATGAAAAATTTATACAAAACCTAGATAAGCTCCCACCTGATATACGCAGACAATTTTCATTACTAATGAATCAGTATGGTGAAAAGAAAAAACAAAAATCTATACAAACTGATTTCTTAACTTTTGTAAAACATGTATGGCCCGATTTTATTGAAGGCTCTCATCATAAAAGAATAGCTGATAAATTTAATAAATTGGCTAGCGGTGAAATAAAACGATTAATTATAAACATGCCCCCGAGGCACACTAAATCTGAATTTGGATCTTACCTACTGCCTGCATGGATGGTGGGTAGAAATCCTAAATTAAAAATTATCCAATCCACAAATACGACTGAACTATCGGTTAGGTTTGGTCGTAAAGCCAAAGCTCTGATTGATTCTCCTGAGTATCAACAAGTTTTTAAAACAAAACTCAGAGAAGATTCACAAGCTGCTGGTAAGTGGGAAACTGCCCAAGGAGGTGAGTACTATGCAGCGGGTGTAGGATCGGCGATAACAGGAAGAGGTGCAGACCTTTTAATTATTGACGATCCACACTCAGAACAAGATGCCATGAACAATCAAGCCTTGGAAAGAACCTACGAATGGTATACCTCTGGACCAAGACAACGTCTTCAACCTGGCGGATCCATAATTGTAATCATGACCCGTTGGAATCAAAAAGATTTAACAGGTAGATTATTATCATCACAAAAAGAAATAAAAGCTGATCAATGGGAGATAGTAGAATTTCCTGCTATCATGCCTTCAGGTAAACCAGTGTGGCCAGAGTATTGGACATTAGAAGATTTAGAATCTGTTAAAGCTTCTATTCCTTTATCAAAGTGGAACTCTCAGTATATGCAAAATCCTACATCCGAAGAAGGAGCTTTGATAAAAAGAGAATGGTGGAAAGATTGGGAAGATGAAGATCTACCACCTTTGCAACATGTGATACAATCTTATGATACCGCTTTTATGAAAAAAGAATCTGCAGACTATTCTGCAATAACAACATGGGGAGTTTTTCAGCCATCAGAGGATGATCCTCCTAATTTAATTTTAGTAGATTCTATTAAAGGTCGATATGAATTCCCTGAGTTAAGACGAATTGCATTAGAGCAATATGGTTATTGGAACCCTGAAACAGTTATAATTGAAGGTAAAGCCTCCGGTTTACCTTTAACATATGAGTTGCGTAAAATGGGGATCCCTGTTATAAACTTCACACCCAGTAGAGGTAATGATAAACACGCTAGAGTTAATGCCGTGTCTCCAATGTTTGAGTCAGGGCAAATATGGGCTCCTAAAGAAATGGAGTTTGCTCAAGAGGTCATAGAAGAGTGTGCATCATTTCCTTATGGAGATCATGATGACTTAGTTGATAGTATGACTCAAGCCGTTATGAGATTTAGACAAGGTGGTTTAATTGATCATCCCGAAGATTATAAGGAAGAACCAATGCCACCAAAACAAAGGACCTACTATTAATGGAATTTGAAACATACGAAGATGTAATAGATGCTTATAACTCTGGTGTAGGAGTTGAACCTGGCGATACCTTGACAGATTATATTAAAAAAAATAATATAAAAATTAAAGAAATTGAAATGAGTCCCTTAGGTGATCTTAAAAAAATTTCTAAAAAAGCAAATGGAGGAATTATGAGAACAATGTATGCTAAAGGTGATGATCCTAGAGATTTCGAAGATGAGACTGAAGAAACTGATGTCGATGTAATGGAACTAATGAGAGATCAAGGTGTTCCTATGGGTGAACAAGTCAAGATGAAAAATCAAGGCATCATGCAACTAGCATCAGAGACTCCAGAAGAAGAAAGAGAAATGTTATTTTTAATGGAGCTAGAAGAATTTCTTGATCAAAACCCTGGATCAAGTGTAGATGATTTTATTGATATAAAAGTTAAAGAGTTAGTAGTTAACAAACAAGCAAGAGAAGATGAACTTGCTAGAATTACTTTAGCTGCTGGTGGTGGAGAACTAGTAGGTAACCAGAAAAAAATAGATGTGGCACCACCCTTTGGTGAAATAACTGGAGCAGACTTTGCTAAACTTAGAGAAGACAAACAATCAGGCGGTATAGCAGGAATCCTAGGGGTCTAAATTGAAGATCCACGAATACAATGAAATGATGGCGTATCTTACGCGTCCAGGGTTTAAGGATGGCACCCCTTTGGAAAAAGATTTTCCTGATATGTCTAATACAGAAATTATTGAAACCACTGAAGATGAAAAAACATTAATCCCACCAAAAAAACCTTTAGAAGAAAAATCTCTACAAGAACAAATTGAATTTATTAAAAAAGTTTCGCCGGGCATTGATCCTAAAAGTCAAATGTATATTAGAGAACAGTTTTTAAAAAAAGCTTTGAACAAAGGCTTAATTACAGAAGAGGATTTTATTGAAGCAGTAAAACCTTTATTTGGTGAAACAGGTGAGAAGGTAACTAAAAGCATAGATGAATATGAAGAAATGGTAGAAGAAGGTGCGTCCAGTAAATAAATATCCAAAGACTGATCTTTTACCTCCTAAATCTGGTCCCACGCCTCAAGGCTTGAAAATAGACTATAATACTGTTAAGACTGTAAGATTGGAGAAAATAAATGGCAGACAAAATAGACAAGTCCCTGACGCAAGGTCCAAGGGGTTCGGCAATAGTTCCGGGTGAAGAAAAAATTCAAGAAGCTGTAGAAGAAATTGCGGTAGAAGAGCAACAAGCACCAGGGCCCATTGAAACAACAGCATTAGAAGATGGATCAGTACAAATAGATTTTGATCCATCGGCAGCATCTCCAGAAGGTGGTGACGAACACTACGCAAACTTAGCAGAGTTTTTACCAGACGAAGTATTAGGAGAACTAGGATCTGATCTAGTTCAAAAGTATGAAGATTATAATGCTTCAAGAAAAGATTGGGCACAGAGTTATGCAAAAGGTTTAGATCTTTTAGGATTTAAATACGACATGCGTACAGAACCATTTCAAGGTGCATCAGGCGCCACGCATCCAGTCTTAGCAGAAGCAGTTACACAGTTTCAAGCTTTAGCGTATAAAGAATTATTACCAGCTGATGGCCCTGTTAGAACAGCTGTTATAGGTGCACCATCAGAAGAAAAAGCAAGACAAGCAGAACGTGTTAAAGATTTTATGAATTACGAGCTCATGGAAAAAATGAAAGACTATGAGCCCGACTTTGATCAACTATTGTTTTATCTTCCACTCGCAGGTTCTGCGTTTAAAAAAGTTTACTATGATGAACTAGAAGGTAAAGCAGTTTCAAAGTTTGTACCAGCGGATGATTTAATTGTCCCGTATTCAGCTACCTCATTAGATGATGCGGAGGCAATTATTCATAGAGTTAAAGTTTCAAAGAATGATTTAAGAAAACAACAAGTAGCAGGTTTTTACAGAGACATAGAGTTAGGAACTCCAGGTTATCAAGAGGATGATTTAGAAAAAAAAGAAAGAGAATTAGAAGGTCAAAAAAAATCTAAAGATGATGATATCTATACTTTATTAGAGTGTCATGTAAATTTAGATTTAGAAGGCTTTGAACATGAAGATGAATCCGGAGAACCTTCAGGAATAAAGATTCCATACATAGTAACTGTAGAATTAGCAACAAGAGAAGTTTTATCTATTAGAAGAAATTACGAGATTGGAGATCAGAGTAAAACTAAGATCCAATATTTTGTCCACTTTAAATTTTTACCTGGACTAGGATTTTATGGCTTCGGTCTCATCCA